CTGCGGGGATAGTGTAATTTTGTGTAAAATTAATACTAATAGTTTGAATAGTACCTGTTCTAACAGTAGCTTTTAATTGTTCACCTAATAATTCCCCATTAGAAGTCACACAATAAGAATAACAGATAAAATAATAAGTGGTATTTAAAGCTGGTAAAACTAAATTAACCTGAGATACAGCAGATGGGTTTTGGTTACTCCCTACTCCCTTGTACGCTTGTGTACCACTATTTATAGACGGATAAGAACCAGTCTGATATTTAATATACACTCCGCTATAAGGTCGACCTGTTTGTACTTGAGGATTAGTCCATTGAGCTACAATATTTCTTCCACCAGATAAAGTTAAAATAAAATTGCTAATATTGTTGACTTCAAGTTTTCCAGCCTTTTTTTCTTTAGGGTTAGTAGTATAAAAAGTTTGATTTTTCAATACATGCTGACTATTAGCATTTCCAGTAAGTTTTAAAGTTCCTACTTCAATATCATCTTGAAGTGAACCTATAAATTTGTATCTTTCTAATACTTCTGCTGGGGTTGTGTTTAAATCATCTGGTATCCCCCCCCCAGTTGGGAAGCGGTTTAGTACTGCCATAATTTAACCAATTCCTTTCTTTATTTTTTTGATTGACAAGTTACATTTTATAAAAATAATCCCTCCACCAAACGGCAGAGGGATTCATTTATCTCAACACCATTGGAGATATAATGTCAGGCGGAAATTCATCGAAGAAAGAAACTCCTATTATTCTGATATGCTCACACGTTTTAAGAATTAAAACATCGTCATAAGCATCCAAATAATATTTAAACTTTTCCTCCATATTTTCTGCCATATTGATTATTATTTCAGGTTTTTTTAACCTATCATCTTTTATAATTACAGCAATAAATTTATAATTATTCTCCATTGCTATTAAAAAATAATTAATAAAAGATTCTCTGCTGAGAAAAGAGGTCGAAGGTTCTGATTTCTTTTTTGGTTTACGATAAGGATAATAACATTTTACTCCCATTATTCATCCTCCACTATAATTCCTCTATCACAAGCAAAATCTGCTAAAGTATTATAAATACTTTCCAAACAAGAAATTTCTTCTTCTGTAGCAGATGTTACTGTACGGCCTTTTCCTAACTGTCCATAAACTGTTTCATTTACAAAATCAGGATAAGGTTTATATAATTTAGCCATATAAGGCTTAATTAAATTAATCCAATCTTCTTTTGTATGCACTTCGTCAGTTATAGAAAATGTAGTCAAACCAATATTTTCATCTTCTGCCGATTTAGCAATAGCTTTTTCCATAGCTTCGCACATATTAGCCGCCGTAAAAGGTTCGATATAAGTCTGCATAGCGTAACGGCTTCTTGCAAAAACATGAGATGTTTCTTTGCAAATTCCTGTAGACTTAATAATCATATTAGTATCAGGGTCAACACCGTTTGATTTTGTATAAATAGTGAAATCGCAAATATCACGAATCATACGCATAGAAGATTTTTCATTTCCACTTCCTTTTGGCTGTAAATAAGGAATAATTTCACCTGTTAATTCATTGAAATGTTTTTCGTCCAGTTCTTCATGAGCTATAAAAATAATAAAATAACCCATAGATGTAAGTCTATTAATCTGTGTAGCAAATTGTCGTCTAGCTATTTTATAACCGTTTGCTCTACCCTCGATTTCAGATAAATCTCTTACTCCAAAGGTTTTACATACAGACTGTTCGCAAAGGTCAACAAGATTTTCTGCTGTATCAATTACAATCGTAAAAAATTTTTCTGACATTTCCTGATAGGTAGAAGGATTAGTTAATAAAGATACATAGTTTATAAAATCAGCCCATGAATTAACTGGTTTTTTATAACCTCTAATTCCATTTCCACCAGATTCAGTCATTAAGAGCAAAGCTCTATCACATTTCATAGCCTGGAAGGTTTTACCTGTAGAATTCTTACCGTATATTAATACTTTTTGTCCTGCTAATCCTCCTACCATATCTTCAATCTCTAAATCTAATAATGGATTTGATTTCTTTTTTTCTTTGTCAGCCATTTTACACACCTTTCTTTTTATTATATATTTACTATGAGGATAAAATTATCAAGCGTTACAAGACAGTAGAGGGGTTTTAAGCTAATAGGCTATCAACTCTCCATCTCTTACGTTAAAACCCCTCATATACCCTTTGTAATGCTTTTTAACCTATGTTTAGAATGGTGCGCCATCCATACCAGACATTGAACCCACATTTGGCTTTCTGTTTCCTAATCCCTTAGACTTTCCAGCTTTGGAAGCAGGAGCCGCACCAGCACTTGAGCCATTATTTTTTGCTTCATTTTCGATATTCTTAAGTTTCATATCTCTTTCAACCATAAGAGACTTCATAACATCAGGAGTAAAAGGCTTTCTTTTTTCATCTTCTGTATTTTCGTCATAAGCAGGTTCCCCACCTATAACAATCAATTCCAAAATCTCAAATCCTTCATTAGTATTGGCTTTTCTACCAAAACCGCCTTTGCTTTTCTTCTGTCCTCCTACACGATGCATATTAAGTTCTACACCTAAACAGCAAGTATCTCCTGGCGCATATCCTGGAACCTGTTCGCCTGTTATTTCATCAACATAGCCATCAATAAAAGCCTCAGCTAAATCTTCTGGAACAATTAAGGTGAAAGGTTCTGCTTCTCCACGATAATTAACAGTAATAAATTCCACTATATAGCGGCCTGTTTCTTCTGGTTCTTCATTTTCGTTCTTAGAAGGAATAGTTTCAGCAACAATACTTCTAATTACTCCTTCCAACTGAAAATCTGTCTGAGATTCCTTATCAGCATTTTCACGATTTACTTTAATGATTCTTACCTGAGGAGATGTAACCATTTTATCTGAGTTCTGGTTATATCTGTCCCAGCAACCTAAGTTTACAGTTGCGCTTATAACATCAGGAGTTAAATCTTTGTTCTTTGCCGCATCTGCCGCTGAAACATAAGAATTATGCAATGTTTCCATGTTCGCATAAAGTTTTGCTTTATCTCCTTTTCTGTTATATTCTGGCTGACTGATTCTTAAATTGTAATCTCCATTTTTTGTAGAAATTACAATGTTGCCCTGTATAGCGTTACAAGTCATTTTTGTTTTATCTTCTTTTTCAATTTCTATCTGTTTAATCTCTGTAGATTTTTCAGACAGTGTGCCAATAATAAGTCCATTATTGATTGTCGCTCTTACATTTTCCATTTTTATTATCTCCTTATTTAAAAAATATTTTTAATTATTTTTACTGATTGGACTTTTGTTCTTTAAGGTAAAGATTTTTAGTTCCTTGTTCCATCATTTCTTTTCTTTCCAATTCGGCTGAACAGAATGCATCTATATCTGTAATAGTTTTTCCTGCCGCAATCAAATCTTTTATAGTCTGAATGGCAGAATAGTAACTTGACAAAGCCGCATTGATAGCTATTGTTTTTTCACTTTCTTTAATTCCATTCATCATATAAGATTTCTTGGTTTTGAAAGCTTTACTGTTACGATTAAAAACTTTCTTTTTGGGTACTCCACCCATTTACGAACCTCCTTTTCTAAATTAAATTGCTATTGTTTCTATATCATACAACAATTTAATTTATATGTCAAGAATATTCTGAAAATTTTTATAAAAATCTTTTTGATATTCTTCCGAACAATGAAATGTAACAACCAATTCTTTTGATAAATCTAAAGAAAAAATTCCCATAATAGATTTGGCATCCACAACATAATGATTTAAAGATATATCTATATCATAATTCTGCTGTGAAGCCAATTCTACAAACTCTTTTACTTCTTCTGGGGTATGAAATTTAATTGGAAAACTTAACATATGATTCCTTTCTTACTTTGTACTAAACCAGTGACCACCTAGCTTAGTAAAGTTATGACCATTTGACTTTCCTACAGAAAAATAAACATAATTAGTAGAGAGAATAGTTGGCCCATTTTCTATCACATAATTTACTGCTTCATAATTTTCTTTATTAGGAGTAGTACCTTTAAGTTTACTTGCTGTAGAAAATTGTCTTTTTTCGTATATAACATCATAAACAGAATTTTTAAAATCGCTGTCTAAAATTCTATTAAAAACAACTTCTACTACTGCTTTTTGTCCATCCAGAGATTCACCTCTTGCTTCTTGATAAACCAGAGCGGCTAAGAGATTTATGTCGTCCTCAGAGACAGATATAGCTTCGTATGGGTTAGTAGTTTCAGCTTTAGCTATGTTTGTAAATAATGTAGACAATAAAGCACACATCATTAACAAACATATACTTGTTTTTATTCCTTTCATTTATACCTCCGTATATTTTTATTTTAACTTAACACATTCAATTTAACCACCTCCTTTAATTTCTTCAATTTAAAACATTCTTTTCTGAATTAATAAACCAATTGTATCTATCAATGTTTCTTTTGCTAATGCTACTTTAGAATGATTTGCTTTAATAGCGGCAGTATATCCTTCTGCTATTTCTTGTAATTGATTAATTTTAAATCTATACTCATTAATTTGCCTATTAGTATCTTGAATTATCTGAGTATATTCATCAATTTCTTTCTTGGTTTCTTCTTCAATTTCTTTTACATTCCCATTAGCCTCTTTTATTTTATTCATTAACTTATTCATATAAGTTAAATTAAGTTCTTCACCACATCCTAATTCTACCTTATACAAAGTAATTACATTTTCAGTTTTAGAATCCAATAATACCACCCATAAATCATTAACATAAATCTCTATAGCAGTATTATTTTTCTCGTTCCAACGTTGTGGCCCTTTATATACCAAAGTACCATATTCTACCATGGCAGAAATATCTTTATCTATTTTAGCTTCATTTTCAATAACATAACGAGCCATGTCTAATTTATCATTTTTTTTCTTTAACTCTTTCTGCATACCTCTCTCTAGCATGTTTACTAACTCTTATTTCTTTCATATTATTTATTTCCTTTCTCATTTTTATTTGTAAATAATCCTGGTTCATATTGTCTAGCACATCTCATAGCCATTACATACTGACATTTATGAATTCCTTCCATAAAATCTTTTTGTTCATCAGGATGTTGAGAATCTAATTCTAAAAATACATTCCAACATCTAGTTAATAAGGACATTATCATCACTTCTTTTATTTTCATTTTTTCTCCTTTTAAGCTAACTGTACATTAAGCATTACATTTTTTACAGTATCTTCTGTATTATGAGCATATCTTTGTGTGGTGGAAATATCAGAATGGCATATAACATCTTTTGCTACATTAATACCATATTCATTACATATTTCACTAACATAAGTATGTCTTAAGGTATGATTGCTAATATGCTCTTCAATATTAGCTTTACCAGCTACTTTACGCAACATTTTAGAAATACAATCCCTTCTCATGGGAGTTCCTTGATTACTAATAAATAAATTAGGAATATCAGAATCTTTACGTACTGCTATATAAGCATCTACTATTTTTCTACATTCTTCATTGAAATATATCTTTCTTTCTCTATTCCCTTTAATTTTAATAATTATTGTTTGGGAATAATACTGTTCCAAAGTTAAATTAATAAGTTCACTAACTCGCATACCAGTAGAAAGATAAATAGCTATAATAGCTTTATCTCTAGGATTAGTAGCTTCTTTTAATAAATTTTTAGCTTCTTCCATAGGTACATAATCTTTTTTCTTATTTTTGATACTTGGAGATTTTACTGACATAGCCGGGTTAAGAGATATAATACCAATTTCACAAAGAAAATCATAATAGCTTTTTATTGCTGTAAGCTTTCTAGCTATTGTAGCACTTGCATACCCTCTTTTAACCATTTCAGATTTCCAGTCGTATACTTCTCCATATGTAATTTTTGTTTCTTCTATATTAGTAAATTCAAAAAACTGATTAAGGTCATTTTCATAAGAAATTCTGGTATCTGCACTTTCAAAACCACCTAAAAATCTTTTAATATTTTTATTCATAAGTAATACCTCCTTAATTAATATACTTATATTATCATATATTGAAAAGAAAGTCAATACTTTTTGCGATATTTTTTAAAAAAGCACCTCTTATGAAGTGCTTTCTTTTTCTGCCTGTATCATACATTTATTTTTAAATTCTACATAATCTATTACTTCCACATTTTCATCTTTATCAGTAGAATATTGTGTTTTGGGTATTTCCATGCGACATTTCATAGGAGTATTTTCATTCCCAATTTCTAATATTAATTGATTAAATGTTCTTTTTAAAATATTTTCGCTACCTTGTTTTTGTTCTCTAAAAACAATAGCATTTCCACTCCACACAATAAATTCTACTTTGTACATATTTGCAAAAAAATTAGCATTCCACAAATTTTTTAATATTTCTTCCATGCTTATATTATCAAACATATTTTTGCCTCTACATTTCTAAATAATTTTCCCAGTAATACTCTAAATAATCATCTTGATATACTTCTGCTACTTCTCTTGTAGTATAGTTGTAACTAAAATTTACAAAGTTATTATTTTTCTTTTGGAGCCAATAAACCTCTACAATATTTCTGATTTTAGGTCTATCTATTTCAAAAAATTTAGCCATCATATCAAAAATTTGTTCAGCTTCATATTGTGTTTCTGCCGCAATTATACAATGTTTTTTATTTTTAGTTCTATGCCCGCATTCTATATACGTATAATAAAATGTATATAAATTAAAGCTGGGATTTTCTTCATTGTCTTTTTCATCTATTATTTCTCTTTGTCTTTGTTTCCACCTTTCGTATTCGTCTGCGCTACTAAAATTTAAAGGTTTTTTACGTACATAACTTTTTCTTGATTTATTAGCCATATTTTTCTCCTTTCTTATTTATGTAAATAAAGAGGATACTCAATATTATAAGTACCCCCTTCATTATTTTTATATTTATAATTAAATTCAATTTACGGCTGGATTATTATATATTATATTTTTCAGTTAAAGGCTTATCACGAATAAATATATTATTTTTACTTCTTCCCGATTTCATAAAATTCTCCTTTTTTTAT